AGCGACGAGGGCCTTGACCATCTCCGTGCGCTCGACGTTTTAATTTCAGAGTAGTACATTTGAGTCATGGATACATTTATTTCATTGACGATTAATCCTTCGGACGGGACTCCGTATCAGCAGTTGGTTAATACATCGATGGTCGTTAGTACTTTTTCTGACGAAGTTGCGAACGTTTTGGTTATTCCGGGCGAATACAACGGAATTTGGGAATTTGAGTATGAAGGTGCCGACGGTTTTGATGCTACTAACGACGATGTTGTTAGCTATGTAATCGGCGAGTGCATGAAAGCAAATAGCGTAACTGGCCCTGTTCAAGTCGCGACACCACCCACTAAGTTTTCACTCACCTACTTTGACAATGACTAAATTTTTAGGCCCCTTTGAGAACTCAGACAGTTCTGAGAATCTAGAAAGCTACACTACTTGGGCCAGCTTGGATTCAATCGTAACCATTCTTCAAACCAGCGCGACTAGGACGAGTGTGGACCTCCCACAATATTCTGGCGGACGCGATATTAGTATTGAGTTTTATGGGCCCAACCCCGGAGATGATGAACTTCCTGACACCGACTACAACTACTTGAGGTTTGTAAACGCAAACCTTATTTATGTGCTTGAGTCGTCTCCAACGGATTTTTTCTTTGAACCGCAGTATCCCAAGGATTTTCCTACGCGCAATATTTATGCAAGCTTATGAAAACAATCAGCCTTCCCCTTAGGAATGAGGTTTCAAACCTCTCTAACAATATGTTTGCTTCATATGGGGCCAAAACTTGGAATGCATATGACCCGGTAACGCGGGTCTTAACCTCAGGGAACAGCACCTTTGTCTCTGAAGGTGTTCAACCGGGTATGGTTGTATTCAACTCCGAGAACTCTAACTCTTGGGCAACGGTTGAAACGGTAGATAGCGAAACCGAAATCACGTTGACGCCCGGCTTCATCTATGAGAGTGATGGAGGCACCCGCCTACCTCGGTTTAGTATTGCTACCGCAGCGGTTGCATTTACGCAAGAATGCTCCGATATCGAAACTTCGAAGTATTGGTGGTCTAAATATAAGGTCGGAGACCGCGTTCAATCTCAGGGTCAGCAGGTTAAGACTTCTTTCAATAAGGCTGTGGCCACTATTTTGAAGATGGAGTTGGTTAATGACCTTGCAGTGATGACCCTAGACAAACCCCTTCAATCTAGCCAGCCATTGTGGGTGTACAAGGAGGGTTCTGTATACACCCTTGACATTAAAAGTGTGGGTGTTATGGAGATGTTTACCTATCACCAGCAAGGCGACGGCGGTGACTGTTATGTGACTTTCTACGATATCAATGGCAACATTACTTATGAGGTTTACCCTTGGCTCTACAACCCCACGTCGGAGGAGGAGACTAAGGCGGTAGCGAAAGAGCTTCAGGACAAATTAATCAACGCTATTGAACAGTCTTTGCGCAGCCCATGGCCAGCGGCAAATGTTATGGTTGAAGATTCATACGGATTGAAGTTCGACTACTTTAATTAATAGTGTAGTGCGTAATTGAAAAGGCCACCTTCGGGGTGGCTTTTTTTTTGGACCTTAGAGACATGAAGCGTTGGCTCCTACTACTCTACTTCCCCTTTTCTTCTTACGCCCAGTGCGACCTTGAGCTCCTTGACTTCGACCCCATCTTCGGCACCGTTACGGTAGCGTTTAACAGCACCGATGGCTGTGGCGGGGAGGGTGCCCCGGACGGTATTTCGGAATTGCAGTTTGGCTTTCAGGCTTTGGATGAGGATTGCAACGCTATGAACATCGGTTGGGACTTCCCGTCCGGGTTTTCCTTGAACCCCGAGAGCAACCACCCGGGATGGATATATACCGCCACTACTACGGAGTCGCCAACGAATTGGACCAACCTGTACGACGAATCGCTTGTGCCGCCTTACTATGCTGGCGATACGGTTACGTTCCCCCTATTCAATCCCTACCAAGCTGATTGTGTCGACGGGCCTACATCGGGACAGATGTATTGCAACCTCGAGGGCGTCATCACGTACTGGGTTACAGAGGGGTATAGCATCCAAGCTGTCATCTGGCAGATTAGCTATGGGCAAACTATGTATGCGTCTGACGGAGGTTGGGCCGAGGTAGGAGTAAATGGCGACGGCACCCCGTGGGGGACAGGGCTGTACGAAGACCAAAACTTCTTGGACAACTGGGTGGTAGTGGGCGACTGCGGCGACCCTGTGCCCGAGGTGGTTATCGATACCGTGTATATCGAGCTGCCCCCCGATACCGTTGTCGTTACGGAAACTGTATATGTGGAGTTGCCTCCTGATACCGTAGTGGTTCCTATCAACTGGTATTTCTATGACACCACCTACATCACGGTCATAGACACATTGATTATGGAGGTCGACTGCGCCACGGGTGAGCCATGCTTGGATGTCATCGAGTGCCCGGTATATATCCCCAATGGCTTTACGCCAGACAACGACGGCGTCAATGATGCGTGGAAAGTTGAGACACCACCTGACTGCTGGGACAACGTACAGGTCAAGGTTTTCTCGCGATGGGGCGATTTGGTTTGGAGTTCCAATAGCTTCGATTCCGTTTGGGACGGTGGCTACGAGCGGGCTATGGTTCGCGACGATATATACACGTACAGTTTTGTGGCTCGCAATAAGCATACGCTTCGGTGGGTGGAGCGCCTCGGCCACTTAGTGGTCTTGAGATAGTTATCTTTAGGGAATGATTGATTCAGTCCGTCAAACCGTATTGTCGATTCTCAACAAGAACAATTACGGTTACGTCTCTCCTTCCGACTTCAACCTGTTTGCTAAGCAGGCGCAGCTAGAGATTTTCGAGAACTACTTCACGGGTCTCAACCAAGCCATCAACGCGGAAAACGCGCGTATGTCTGGTACGGACTATGCTAATATGACCAAGGGCATCAACGAAGACATCGATGTCTTCTCGGTGTCTAGGCCCCTGACGCAGGATTCAAACAACCTGTTCTTCACTCCGAGTGTTGCTACCACAGGTGACGACTACTACCTGCTGAACAAGGTGTTGGTCAATGGCGCTGAGGCAGAGCCCGTTACGCACAGTCGCATCACTATGCTGGCCAACTCGAACTTGACGGCTCCATCGGCGCAGTACCCTGCGTATACCATCGACAACCCCGCTGCCGGGCAGGTCATCACCATCTACCCTACGGCAACGACGTATGCGCCGGGAGATGTCGTAGCTCAATACGTGCGGTATCCCCTTGACCCGAAGTGGACGTATATACTGCTTGCTAACGGGGAGCCTGTATTCAATCAGTCGTCTACCGACTACCAAGACTTTGAGGTACCTATCGAAGCGGAACCGCGATTGGTTTATCGCATCTTGCAGATGGCGGGCATGAGCATCCGCGAGGGCGACGTCTATCAGTACGCTAACGCAGAAGAGAAAGAGCAGTAATGGCATACATCACAGACTACCAGTATTACGAGAACGGGGGCAACGCTCCTGAGGATGCCAACTGGGGCAGCTACCAGTACGTCTCGTTGCAGGATATCGTCAACAACTTCCTGTTGATGTACAACGGCAACCACTCCTTGGTCAACAATGAGGAACGGTACAAGGTCTTATTCCATGCCAAGCGAGCCATCCAAGAGCTCAACTACGATGCGTTCAAGGAGATTAAGATTCTCGAGCTTAGCGTATGCGATAGGCTCCGATTTGTCTTCCCTCCCGACTATGTCAACTGGGTGCGCATTTCCCTATATAAAGACGGAATCCTTCGACCGTTAACGGAGAATATCCAGACGAACTGGAGTTCAGCATACCTACAGGACAACAACTGCCGCATCCTATTCGATGAGACGGGAGCTACGCTACGCCCTCAGGATTCTACCATCGATTACGACCGCATCACGGGAACCAAGAAGAGCATCTACATCAACGGCAACAGCCAGTTCGACGGCCAGTTTGGATACTGCTGCGATGGCGATTGGTATTTCGATTACAATATCGGCGCTCGGTATGGATTGAATACGGAGACGGCTAACGCCAACCCCACCTTCAGCATCGACCGTAAGGGTGGTGTCATCAACTTCAGCTCTGATATGGCTGACGAGCTGTGCATCCTCGAGTACGTCAGCGACGGTATGGAGGGTGGTGACAATACCGCTATCACGGTCAATAAGCTGTTTGAGGACTACGTATATGCGTATATCCAATACGCTATCCTTGACGCTAAGCTCGGCGTACAGGAATACATTGTAAACCGGGCCCGCAAAAAGAAGAACGCCCTCCTGCGCAACGCTAAGATTCGCATCAGCAACATCCACCCGGGACGGTTGCTTATGAACCTGCGTGGTCGCGACAAGTGGATTAAGTAATGGCAAATCTGGTAAGGAACTTCATCAAGGGCCGGATGAACAAGAGCGTTGACGAGCGCCTTGTTCCGAACGGAGAGTATATCGATGCTCAGAACATCCGCATGGGTTCTACCGAGGACTCCGAGATTGGTGCCGTAGAGAATAGCAAGGGCAACACTCAGCTCACTACGCTGGTCTACCCACCTACGGGCACGCCCTTGAGCGCCAACGCCACGTGCCTAGGGGCGTATAGCGACGGAGCCAACGAGACCATGTACTGGTTTGTGCATGACCCTTCGTTTGTTGACGGGGTTTACTCAGGCGTTCTCGACCTCATCGTCTCGTACAATATGCGTAGCGATTTGCTTACGTACCATGTGGTGAGCACTAGTGCGCTGAACTTCGACCCGCAGTATCTCATCACGGGCATCAACTTGGTTGACGGGCTACTGTTCTTTACCGACGACTTCAATCCGCCACGCCGCATCAATATCAGCACGGCGTACCCCGAGCCCGTGGCTTTTGCAGACAGCGGCGTTTTGTCTGACGATATCCTTGTCATCAAGCGACCACCCAATGCAGCTCCTGTGGTTACTGCTGTTGATGTGGTATCCCGCGAAGACTATATGGAGGACAGGTTCCTGTGCTTCGGGTATCGTTGGGAATATGCCAATAACGAGTACTCGGCCACGTCACAGTTTAGCGCCCCTATCTTTGAGAGCGAGCCCTTTGCATTTACTACCGAGTCGTACCTCAACGAGGGTATGGTCAACTCCGTTCAGGTATGTGACGTTACGGTACGTACAGGCAGCTCTTTGGTCAAGGGTATCGATATCCTGTTCAAGGAGATGGATGACAACATCATCCGCGTCATTGAGAAGGTGGACAAGGCGGACTCGGCCCTGACGGACAACTCCGACTATACCATTCAGTTTAGCAAGCAGAAGATTTTCACCATCCTCCCGGAGAGCGAGATACTGCGGCTGTACGACAACGTGCCTAGGTTGGCTAAGGCCCAGACCTTGATGGGCAATAGGATTGTGTACGGCAACTACCTCGAGGGGTACAATATGCGCAACCTGAACGGGCTGCCCGTCAAGCTTGGATTCAATGCAACCCTTGTTCGCTCTCCTTTGGATAGCCCCGATGGTGTTAGCCCTGTAACACCGTCGGCCCCAAGCCTGCACAGCAACCGTGTGTATGAGGTTGGTATCGTTTATATGGATGAGTACGGTCGCTCTAGTACCGCTCTTGTCGCGCCCAATAATAAGGTTGAGATTGATTGCGGGCAGTCCATTTTTCAGAATCAGATTCGGGTTACGATACCATCCCTTATGCTGGCTCCGTCTTGGGCCTCGAGGTACAAGTTTGTTATCAAACCCGACAGCGAGAACTACGAGACGATATACGTCAACCAAAGCTTTGAGTACCCCGAAGATTCAGGAGAGGTTTACTTTTTGCTTGAAGGGGAGAACGCGGCCAAAGTTGAAGATGGAGATAGGTATGTCGTAAAGAGTGACACCTCTGGTGCTGTTACGTCTTGTACTTACGCTACTGTATTAGAAAAGAAGTCTTACGCCGAAGGTGAGTTTGACGACACCGGCGCATCCCCTATACCAGCTATTGGGGGTACGTATATGAAGATGAAGCCCAACTTCACATACGGCCTTCCATCGGGAGTGTCCAACATAGCTCCCGGAGAGCAGTCGGCTGGGACGAACGGTGGTGACGACCAAAGAACTGAAGGTGGTCCTCAAGTATCAGGCAGCTATCCGTATTTAGTTTACACGGGTTTCGATTTGGACGACATCAATACCGGCACTCGTATTAGGCTTACTATGAGCTTTACCCGTCAGGGCCGTGGCGACGCTTCATGTGAAACTCGAACCCTTGATTTCGACCACACGTGGGAGGTCGAGAACGACTATTCAAATATTATGGATTGGTTCTATGGCGGCAGCTTTACCAACGATGTAATTGATGTTATCCAAGCTGCGGAAGGTGTGTCTGGCGACCCCTCTGTAGACGCTCCAACAAATGAGGTTCAATCGCAAACCAGCAGTGGTTTACCCAACTTTGGAATCGGTGGCAATGATTTGGTCAACAAGTTGTTTTTTAATCAGACAGGCACTAATGACCCTGAGTTCGTAATTATAGGAACCAACAAGTGTTCGGGTGGCTTTGGTTCTGGCAGCAGTCCCAACCGTCGTTCTAGGATTAAAGCTGAGTGGACTATAACGCGCTCTACTGACGCAATCGTTTTCGAGACGGAGCCGCAGCCCGCACTGCCCGACCTGTGGTATGAGTCGAGCGCATCGTATCAGATTAACCAGCAGTTTGGACTGCACTATGGAAGCGCAGACGGTCAAGACCAGACGGCAACTCAGCCGGCCATCGTTAACACCGCGTTCTTCAACTGCATCAGTTACGGCAATGGTGTCGAGAGCTACAAGATTCGTGACTCGATTAGCGGCAAGCCACTTACGCTTGGCAACCGCGTTACTACGACTAGCGACGAGCGTTTCTCTGAGGTGCGGCGCTTTGCTGACCTGACGTACAGCGGCGTCATCAACGATGAGACGAACATCAATAAGCTCAATGAGTTCAACCTTGGCTTGCTCAACTTCAAGCCACTGGAGGACAGCTATGGGCCTGTAGAGAAGCTGTTCGGTAGGCGCACCGATATCCTCACGTTGCAGGAGGACAAGATTAGCTACGTCTTGGCGGAGAAGAACCTCCTTACAGACACCACTGGCGAGAGCCTGATTGCATCTGTGCCACAGGTTTTGGGTACGCAGGTCGCCCGCGTCGAAGACTTTGGTATCAGCAACAACCCCGAGAGCTTTGCGGAGTGGGGACCGCATAAGTTCTTTACTGACGCCAAGCGCGGCTCTGTCATCCACCTC